TTATCGTTGCAACGCTGTCTCTTTTTCTGAAGATTTTTTCTTTTTTCTGAGATGGCCGTCGATTTTTATGGCAGCTTTTTCTTTTGATTTTCTGCGGACACGGGTATAGATTTTCGTAGTCCTAATATCCGTATGTCCGAGTATTTCTTGTATTACCCTTAAGTCTTCTCCTTCTTCCAAAAGGATCGTTGCGAAGGTATGACGGAGTGCATATAGCTTCACAGGGGGTATATCACTTCTCTTTAAGCATGCTTGAAAGGATCTGTAGAAGTTTCTATACTCTACCGGCTCCCCGGTGGGCGTAGCGAAGACATAACCCTCATCATTATATTGATCCCCTGCCAGAACCTTCTCTTTATTTTGATTGTAACGATGGATTCTGAGTGCTGCAGCTACTCTTCCGGGAATAACAAGAGTTCTTTTACTCTTTTTTGTTTTTGGATCTTGGTTAATAACTTTTGTTTTGGTTTTTGCATCAATATCTTCATTCAAAACTCTTTCCCGGGTTTCTTCAATTGTGACAGTTCTATCTTTTAGATTAACATTATGCCATTTTAAAGCCACCATTTCTCCAGGGCGCATCCCCGAACCGATCAAAAGCAAGTATCCTGCAAAATACCGATATTCCATTATGTTAGTTAGAAACCTGTCCATCTCATCATCTGCTAAAGTTTGGGTTTCTTCAGTATCGGCTTCAGGAAGATCCATATCATCAGCAGGGTTAGAGAATAGTTTTTTTCGTCTCTTTGCATATTCAAGAATACTATGCAGTATACGATTAGCTTTAATTATCGAAGCCGGCGATAACAGAAACTGCTTAAGGGGGGTACGGTAGAAGTCGGCAATCTTTTTAAGCATTTCATAATCCGGCCTATCTTTATTTTCCTCCCAAGAAACGTAGACAGATAATTCAATCCTCAGTTCTTCTGCTACATCAATTTGTTCTAATCCTTTTTCTTTTCTAAGTTCTTTTAGAATTTTACTTATCTTTCCGTCTTTCCGTGGAGTCTTTTCCATGGTATTTAAAAACACTTGAATAATGTGGGGATCTTTCTCCAGCTCGGCTAAAGTGTAATCACCTAACGCGGGAAAGATATGATTCCTTAAACAAGTTTCATAACCTCTCCAGGTGGTTCCCTTTATTCTGGAAGCGGTTTTCCAAGTGCTTGTCCAATCTTCAAAAGTTGTTTGGGATGGGTTGATAAAGGTTTTCTTATTAACCCGATCTAATGCCTCCGCAATCTGATCGGCAACCTCTTTTCTGGTATTACCATGAAACGGGGGGCGAATCAATTTCCCGGTATTAGGATCTTTCCCAAGGGTAACCTGACCTTTCCATTTACCATTTGGTAATTGGTAGATCGTACCTTCGCCGTTACCTTTTTTCTTTTTTCTCTTCTTTTCCTTTTCGGCCATAGATTTATCCTCCAACCGAATGAGAGTCTATTTATTTATTAGCTCTGTTCCCTCTTGTAAAATATCAATGTATTCCCTGAAGTTGAATTTTTTATTTCTTTGCTGGCTTGGATTGTCTAATATTCCTAAACGACAAAATTGATTCACCAAGTTGTTGGCAGTAGGATAAGATGTATCCAATAAATCAGCAACTTTACTAATTGTTATCATTGGATGTTCAAAGAGTTTATCTAGAAGCTTAATTCCGTTTGACGCGTTTTTTATCGTACGGTTTATTAAATAAGTGTATTTTTCCTTTAAAGAAAGAATCTTCTTTGCGGTATCAATGGCCTCATCGGAAACTTCTGCAATTCCTTTTAAGAAAAAGACTAACCAATTCTCCCAGTCACCCTTTAATCTAATATCCATAAGCCTATCATAATACTCAATTCTATTTCGTTTAAAATAATAACTCAAATATAGTAATGGCTTACCAAGTATTTTTTGTTGACAAAGCCAAAAGGTTATTAGTAAACGACCCATTCTTCCGTTGCCATCTAAAAAGGGGTGAATAGTTTCAAATTGGGCATGAATTAAACCAATTTTAATTAAAGGTGGTATTTCGTCTTTTTCATGGATAAATATTTCTAAATTATTCATTGAGTCTATCATGGCTTCAGGAGTAGGTGGTATAAATGTAGCGGTGGACAAAGAACAACCGGCAGGACCTATCCAGTTCTGTGAACATCTAAATTCTCCCGGGTTTCGCTCACTTCCGCGAACATTTTTTAATAGAATTTCATGGATTTCTGTAATAAGTCTTAAACAAATAGGTAAGCTATGTAATCGCTCAAGTCCATAATTCATAGATGCGATATAATTCACAACTTCTTCAACGCTTTTTTCTTTTTCTATGTTATCTTCTTCATCGAGGACATCTATTAAGGACGCTTGTGTTCCTTCAATTTGAGAGCTTAAAACTGCTTCTTTTTTTACATACATTGCTACAAATAGATCAGGGTTAGGTAAAGTTTGGGTAATTCCGTCAAGCCTACCTAGTTTTCTATCAGCTGATGATAAAAGGTTTATTAATTCAGTGTTGTATTCGATGGGATGATTTGGAGGTAGTGGGTTAGGGATATAAGCAGAATATCCTGATGATTGATAAATATATTGTCCGGCACGTTCTTTTAATTTCATAAGATTACTCCTGACCTTAAAAACTTTAATAGTAACACTTAAATTAAAGCATTATTAAAATTTTTGCCTATTTTCTTTAATAAGATTCGCTACCGGGTGTTGTTATTAAAATATTTTTTAATAAAATCTTATTCTCGGAGATCTAGTTAAAGAAATAAACAAATTTCTTTTATGACTTGAAATAGATAAGGTTGTCCCGATCGGACGGCCTTATTTTTGTTTTCGGGAAGTTTAAAACGGGATATCCCCGAAGTTATCATGAGTTGATGCTACTTGCTCATCGGCTTGTGATTCACTCCACCGTCTTAAAATTTTATTACTGAGAAACGTGGATTGACTACCGCATTTATAACAATATCTTGCATTACCGGGTAAAAGAATACCACAAGGCTCATAACTATGATTATTTTCATTATCATCATTTGTACATCTATTTACTAAATGACTCCCACAGATAATACAATGCTCTCCATCAAGAGATGTTTCCTCATTTTCACATCTCGGACAAACCTTGGCTTTACTTTTATCATCTAATTCATAACCTGAATAAATCATCTTTCCATCCCCCCAATAGACCCTTTTCTTCCCGCAGATCGGGCAATACTTGGCATTTTCGATAACAAATGAATGACCGCATATTACGCAATATTTTTTGTGGATGAAATCATGGAAATTTCTTTCGATTTTTATTTCAAGAAGGTCAGGAAATCTTCTTTTATTTAACTTGGCAGAAAAATCTTTATATCTATTTTCTGCTGCTAATCTTGATAGGCCACATAATGTTATTAACCTTGTGGCATTATCAACTTTAAGAGCCTCTAATACTATCGGAGGAGCCAAAACTCGAGAAGCGAAACAGTCTGCCTCTTTTTCTAATACTTCATATTCGGTTTTTGTTAAGCCTGCCCTTTGAACTCTGGTCTCTTCAAAGTCAATTAAATGACCTAGCCGAACATGCCCAATTTCATGCAGTAACGTCCATCTTATTCGTCCTTTACTCGCCACTCTTTCGTTATAAATAATAAACTGCATGTTATCTACGCATTTTGCTGTACCATCATTACTCTTAATGATATCCCTAATAACATGTTGAAAAGAACAATTCATAGCCATTGCGTATTCTGATGCTGAAACTATCGGTAAATCAATTCTTGCTGTTAATTTAAATGGATCTACAGGTAATCTATTTATATTTTGTTCAAGTATAAACTTCTGTGCAATACTTAACGTTCGATTATATCTTAGTTTATCAGGAATTTTTTTTGAATGCATCTGGGAATAACCTTTCAGCAAATTTTCTAAGCTCAGCTGCTTCATCGGAGGTCATGTTGTTACCGGCTCTTGCGATTTCACGTATATCTGAATTGGAAGATGTAACAACCCCTTCTTTAGAACAGCTTTCTGAGTTTATATCGATAATATCAATTCGAATTTCCTTATACTGATCTAACTGGCAAGTTATTGAATAAAACTCTTGTTCTAATTGTTCAATCTGTTTTTGCCAAATATCAATATGCATGATTAACTCTTGTTGATTTATAGTTCCTGCGTTATTTTCAAGATCTTGGATGTTTTGGCGTAATACTTCAGATTCTTTTCTCTTAACACAAATTATTTCATAAATTTCTTTTAATTTTGTTTCTAATGTAATAATTTCTTTATTTACCTCATCTAAATTTAGATATCCTGCAGCATCCATAAAATCTCTATATGTTACATTTCCGTAGGCTGTTTCAGCCAACTTTTTTAAAATATCAGGAGTTGGCGGAATATCTCTTTTTAGGTTCAAGAAATTAGAAATATAAGCACGAGAAACTCCGCTATCGCGAGAATAATCTTCATTCGATCTATCTCCACGCGCTTTCTCTAATAGATTTTTGAACTTTTCTTTATCAAACACATTAAACACACTCTCTTTCGTAAATATAATAACACTTATATGGGTTCGTGTAAATATATTTTCGCTACCTCAGTAACGTTACCCTATTGACGATATTATTTGAAAGTGTTACCATATTATCGTAAATGAAATAACGAGGAGGCGGAGATGTGAGAGCAAATATTGAAGCTGTACAAAAACATCTTGAACAAAAGTTTCAAGGCAATAAAACTAAATTTTCCGATGTTCTAAGAATCAATAGGGCTCAATTATCTAAGATTTTAACACACAACGAAGGAGCTGGAGCATTGTTCTTTGGGGAACTGATTAGGTATTGTGATGAAAATAGTCTTAATTGGAGGGAGTATATTTTTTTACCAGATGGCGTTACTATGGTTACGGATGAATTTCATAAGAATGCAGTGTAGACCTCAATAATTCAATAAATTCTGTACTTAACCAAATTGAGAACAAAGCGAGGTAAAAAAATAAATTACTGATAGAGAGGAGGCGTAGCTTTGGAGCCTGCAAAGATAATGGACTTTCCTAATCAGAAAAGGCCAGAGACGCTCTTAACTGTAAAACAAGCGTCCCAGGAATTTGGAATCGGCAGAGATCGACTATATCAGTTAGCTCATACCGTTCCTAAAACCGGATTCCCTGCCTTGTGGTTCGGCCCTAAAACGGTTAAGTTTCCACGTGAAGCACTTCGAGAGTGGCTTAGCAGCGAGAGGGGGCGACAGGCGTTATTTCAAACCATGAAGGGAAAATAAAAAGAAAGAGGAGGGTGTGTAACTATGAAGGTATACGAAAGAATTCAAAATTATTTGAGAAATAATGGGCTCAAACAAAAACATGTTGCTGATAAGGCCGGGTACACAGAAAAGCAATTCAGCGCAATGATGACCGGTCGCAGAAAAATCTTTTCTGAGGACTATATTCAGATTTGTAATGTCTTACATGTCCCGGTAACAGCATTTATACCGGAATGATAAAAGAAAGGAATAAACATGCCAAATCTAACCATGATCCAATCTGTTAAGAAGGAAAAGCCTAATCTAACACATATTTATCTTAAAAATTTAAGGCTCTGTGCAGAAAAAACGCTTTTATCAGATAATAAAAAACTTAAAGCCTTTTATTATCTGGCTAAATTCATAGTTGCCGATATGTGTACGAAAAAATTTGATCAGCAACAGAAGCTTAATCTTGTCATGACAGATAGCCTTCTGTTGGAGGGGGTTAGTGTCGATAGGTTTGTTCAATTCTTCCCGATCACAAAGAAATACAACGGTAAACACGAATGGAAAGACTATTTCAGTGTTATTGGGTCACTTAAAGAAAACGGGCCGGTCATTAAAGAACCATTTGAATTTCTTTGGGATTATGACAATTTGCTTACGAGCTTTTACCTTGTAGAAAAAATGTCCTTAATGTCGCATGCATATGAAGAGGAAGCCGCTAAAAGCATTATTGAGGAATGCTTTGGAATTAAGCCAAAACAGCTGCTCAATATAAATGGCAAAGAGGTCTTATTCGACCCAGACACAAGCAAAACAATTCCGGTAAAACCTCATAAAAGAAAGCCGAAATGGATTAAGTCGGTAAAGTGATTAAGCTTACCCGATGATATCGGGGAACCTATGAGATAAGTACCATATTTTGTGAATGTTTTAAAAAGAAAGGGGTTTCACTATGTTGAGTTTTAACCAGGATAAAATCTACACGGAGATTTATGGCCTTAGACAGAAGAATGAGTTATATAACGATGGACTTAAGGAGCTTGAGGTAGCAGTAAAAAATAATGACCATAACGATATAAGCGACGCCATTACCACACTGGAAACGGCTACGATTGATATTACTTATCACAAAGGTTTTCAGGATGGAATGCAGTTTATCTTAAATACTTTAAATGGAACTGAAGCAATTGAATTCAAATAAAAAAGCATTAACTATTCACCACAACAGTTAATACCCGCAAAAAATATTTCATTTAAAATTATAACAAGGTAAAGATTTGTAAACCTAAAAAAAGGGAGAGGTTAATTATGCAACCAAAAAATATCGTGCCAGATGAAAAATCTGATGATTTCATGAAGATTTTTAATAATGTGAATCTTGGTATTTACCCACTTAATGATATCCAGCGCACTGTCGGACAGCTTCAGGCCCAGTATTCTGATTTATTTACATTAAGCTTAGCACTATATCTATTAGGCCATATAGATGGAGTCAGAAGCGAACGTAAGCGCAGGAGAGGGAAAGTAGCAGTATGGATTGTCAACAGTAAACTAGACAGATTTGTTAAGGTAAATGGTTTTATACTCCAGAGGACTAAGGTAGCCTAGTGTTGAATGAATTCGCTTTTCATTGAACCACTTAATATAAGACTTCAATTCATTCTCTAGGTGTTCCAGTGATACAAAGCGTCGGTTTTTCACAAACTCTGTCTTAACTAGTTTGAAGGTAGCCTCGGATACGGCGTTATCATAAGGACAGCCCTTCATACTCAAAGAACGCTGAATATTAAAGGTTGAAATTACTTCATCAATTAGCTGGTTTTTAAACTCGCTGCCACGGTCTGTATGAAACATCCTAATATTATGTAGATTGGACTTCACGCTAGCAAAAGCCCGATATACCAGGGCAGCGTCTTTCGCTTTGCCACAGCTCTGTCCAATTATCTCCCGATTAAATAAATCAACGAGAAGGCAGATATAATGCCATTTGGTTCCTACTCGAACATATGTCAGGTCGCTAACAACGGTCTCCAATGGCACCGCTTTTTCAAATTCCCGATTCAATTCATTCTTGATTTCAGCTTCGTTGCATTTGGTTTTGAATGGCTTATATTGAGCTACTGTGTATGTTGAAACTAAGCCATTTTTCTTCATCAATCGACCGATTCGGCGACGAGAGACTGTTAAATTCTTCTTTTGAAGCTCAATCTTAATCTTTCTGGTACCATAGACCCGTTGATTTGATTCAAAAATCTCGATAACGTGCTGCTCAACATCGTCTTCAACTTCCTGATAGGTTGATTTGTAGTAATAACTACTGCGATTCACTTGTAGGACTTTACACATTGCTGATACCGAGTATTTGTGGGCATTTTGCCTTATCACGTCTACTTTCGTCCCATGATCAGCGCGGCTTGCTTTAAAATATCATTTTCCATCAACAAGCGCTGGTTTTCTTTGCGAAGTTTTATGAGTTCTTTCTGTTCATCACTAAGATTATCTTTTTCACGAAATGAACCTGTTTTCTCATGTTGTTTCGTCCATCTGTCAAAGGTTGAACCACCTATATCATATTCCTTCAGAATTTCGGCTCTCGGTTTGCCGTTCAGATATAACTGAACCATTTGATTCTTGAATTCATCGGTAAAAGATCTTCGTTCTCTTTTGGTCATTGTCTTTTGCTCCTTTGATTATTACTTTTAATTTACAAGACCTTAAGAAAACTGTCCAGTTTAGTGTAGCCTATTCAGTATGAACACTATAAGAGTTTTATCAAGGAAAGAAATGATCGATACCCCGGCATTTCTTACTACGGGCGAAATAGAGGACTACGGCTTTGTGGTTTTATCCGCAAAGCCGGTCCCAACAAAATGCCCACTGTGTCAGAAAGAGTTAGTTCGCTTAGGGGTAAGATCCCTATACAAAAATACAATAATCAGCTGGAAAGAAAATCTTGAACCCTGCACCTGCGAATTATCAGTAAAGAATGAAAAGTCCACACTTATGAAAGGCTTACTTAAAATTGAGATAGCAAATAAAGATGGCAATAAAGTTTTAAGTGTCCATGAGGATTCCGGAGAGCTCTATTTTAATCTATTTGAATCAGATAAAAATGGACATTCAATCTCCATGGAGAAAGAGAAATTCTTGCGATTATTTTCACGATTATTAAATCTTGATATCACGACCAAGAATAAACCAGAACATGAGCCTTTGGAACTGATGATAATGTGGTAATGCATAAATATCTAAGTAGAAGGGGTAGGAGTGCTCAAATGGCTGCGGATGTTCAAGTTGAAAACGGATACACAAGAATAGCAAACGAAATATTGGAACACATTGCTAAATTGAGGCTAAGTCCTACCCAATACAGCCTTATTTTTGTGATTTGGCGCTATACCTATGGGTTTGGTAGGAAAGAACATAATATGTCTTTAACCTTCCTTGGAAATGCAACCGGTTTCGATATTAGAAACATTCGGCGGGAACTAAAAAGATTAGAAGAGAGAAAAATTATTATCCAAACCATTAATAAAACCAAACGAGTAATTTCATTCAACAAAAACTATGATGGATGGATATTATTGCCGGACAAAACAAACATGGGTGAAATCACCCTGGGTGAAACTGCCCTGGGTGAAATAGACCATGGGCAAAATCACCCCCTAAACATGGGTGAAATCACCCAAGGATCTATGGGTGAAACTACCCACCAAGAAAGAAATAAAGAAAACTCTAAAGAAAATATATTAGGCGAAAATTTTTTCGCCGGTGAGAGTGCACCCCATAATTCCGGGCAGGATCTTTTTGAGGAACCAGTCTTAGAAGCAAAAACAAATGAGCCGTCAAAAAGATCTTATAGGACCAAGAAGAATAAGGAGGAGCGTTCATTCCCTGTCTTCGATGAGGTATGGAAGAAGTATCCCCTTAAGAGGGGAAAGGGGCAAATTAGGGATTCAACCAAAGATAGCATCGAAAAACTAGGAATTGAGATTATTGCAAGATGCATTGACCGTTATAAAAAAGCAAAGCCAAGCTGGCAACATTGGCAATATGGCTCAACATTTTTCAATTCTGGCTATAAGGATTTCTTAGATGGGAATTATGAGGAGAGAGACGGGCCAGAAAATCAATATAACGGTCCCTTTGGGGTGACGGTGGCTAATCCTGAAAAAATAATCAGACGGGATGATTACTGATGGACAGTACAGAACTCAAGGAATCATTAGGGCAACGAGCCAGAGATATTATTTTATCGGGATTAAATATTAAGCCAAACAAAACGGAATTGATCCTGTGCCCGCTACATCCCGATAAGAACCCCTCTATGTCATGGTTTAAAGACGGTCTAATGTGGAGGTGCCATGCTTGCGGCGGAAAGATCGATATTTACGATTACCTAACGAAGTTCGAAAATTTAAGTTTCATCGAAGCAAAAGAGAGGGTTGCCGACATGATAGGCTTTACCCTAGAGCCTAACCGAGCCACTAAAAAGCAATACATTCTTCCGCAAATTAAGATGCGGGAATTATCAAAAGCAGCGATTGACTTGATGGCGGTCCGTAAGATAACGAAACAAACCTTGGATGCATGGAGAGTTAAGGAATCAACCTGGAACGGCGTCAATGTATATGTTTTTCAGTATTTTCAAGATAACACCCTGAAGCATGTGACATATCGGGAAATAAAGCAGGGCGGATTAAAAGGCGGTTGTGAAAAGAATACCGAGCCAATTCTCTGGGGGATGTGGCATGTGGAAGATGGTAAGCCCTTAGTGATTACAGAGGGCCAGCCGGACGCAATGGCAATCTGGCAAAGTGGATACAAAAACGTGGCAAGCGTCCCCAGTGGAGCGAATAGCCTGACATGGATTGACACTTGCTGGGACTGGCTGAAAGGTCGAGAGGTCATCTTATGGGCCGATAATGACAAAGCTGGAATAAACATGGCCGATAACATTTCCCGCAGGCTCGACAATGTGAAAGTAGTTCACGCCGAAGACCTGAAAGATGCTAATGAAGTCCTTTACAAATACGGACCTGAAAAGGTTTTGGAAATCATTGAAAGCGCATCAAAGCAAATACCGAACGGTCTCTTGGATTTATCTCATGTCGAATACAAAATAGCCAACGAATCAGGGATTGAGACAGGTTTTTTTGAATATGACAGCCATGTCGAGGACTGGAAGGAAGGAGAATTGACTATAGTTTTCGGCAGGAACGGAGAGGGAAAAACGACTTTTATAAGTCAGATTATCGCTCACTGCCTTGAGAAGAAAGTCAAAACCTTCTTGTATTCCGGGGAAATGTCAGAATTTAAAATTCAGGACTGGCTTTATAAACAAATAGTTGGCAACAAACAAGCCCATATGCAAGAGACTCAGGCAAAGTACAGGATAAAGAGGGAAATAAAGCCGGAAATAGTCAAGCAAATTAAACAATGGCATGAAGGGATACTTTATCTATTCGATCGGAAGGAAGAGAAAATTGCTAAAGACCTGGATAAATTCTTTGAGTTGATGGCTCTAGCTGCCAAACGCTACGGAGTGAAACTTTTTATCATTGATAACCTGATGTCGAAGCTGGAAGAGAATGCAGACAGCCTTTATTCAGACCAAGCTAATTTTGTCCAACGCTGTAAAGACTTTGCCGGCAACGGCAGGGCTCATGTAGTTCTCGTAGCTCACCCGAACAAGGAAAAGTGCGAGATCAAAAAGGACGAAGGGAACCTTACTAAAACCGATATTTCCGGCAGTAACAACATCCCTAATAAGGCCGATAATATCATAGCGGTTGAGAGGGTATGGAGCCCGGATAGAGAATGTGACGCGATCATTACCAGCCTGAAAGACCGTGAATCTGGAGAAAGAAAAGCTTTTAAGTATAATTTCAGTCCAAGAACATTGAGATTTTATAACAACTGCACCAGGGAGGAAGTAATTTACGGTTGGGAAAACCGTGAGAAATACGAATGGGGAACCGAAGTACAAATACCTTGCCCTTGGGATGAGGTGGAAACATGAGCGGAATAAAAATTACCTGGTTAGGGCTTAGAAATAATCGGGAAAAGTTAATATGGGCAGATGCTTTCCGGACGGGTGTTGACGCAGGGGAACGGATGAAGGAAGAGGTGAGGGGGCTTGCCAGAGACATTGGAACTCAAGAGAGAATACAATCGACTCCTGGAGAGGCAGAAGAGGGCTGCAGAATGGATGGACTCCCCGGATCGGACGGACGACTCTCGGGTAGAGAAGTGGATGCCAGAGTTTCAGAAAATATTAGCCGGGTTAAATGACATCATTAACACGCTTGGCTTATGTAATACTACAGAGAAAGAACGCTTAAACGGTTTTCAGATATGAAATTATCCAGGAGGACAAGAGAATTGAACAATACAGAAAAAACAAACCCTTATGAGGTTTTAATCCAAGAACTAAGTGTTATTACTAACAGAGTAGAGTATCTAAAAGACTTAGAGCATCGGATTAGTAATGAGCAAGATCCCAAGGAAAAAGAGCTTATGTATAATACCTATATTTCTGTATCAAAGCTGAATTATAAAGAGCTTCAGGACTCAAGCATTAAAGCTATGGCTGCAAATATTGAGACGATTACCAGGGCAAATGATGCATCAGAAAAGTTAATTGTGCAAAATGAAGTATTAAAAGATAAGCTGTTTGAAGAAAGAGAAGCGCACGAACAGTTTTATGATCACCTTTGTTTCTGTATGATGGTTGATCCTAAAGGGACATTTGAAATGATTTTAGACCAGGTTGAGAGATCAGAGAAGATTAAAGATCAATCCGGGACGGCTTGGGAATGGTCACCTGGCTTTCCACTTATGGCTAGGGTTAGGATGGCATATAGATTGATTTTTGGGGTTAAGGAAAGAAGAGTACTTCAAGAACTACAGTAATTTTGCAGTATGACGAGGAGGGGTTAACTTGTCAAAGAAATTAGACCCAGAAGTGTTGAAAATAATTAAAACCGCAGTAAATAAAGCAGCTCAGGACAGTGCAAACGCAGTAAATCATATTGATATAACAAATCATAATTACTTCAGGGAAACAGAGATTTTACTATACAATTACCCAGCATTAAAGCTTAAGGTTTCCCAAGATGAAGAGTTCCTTTACGACCCGGAAGCTTATACTGAGCCGGAAAATAAAAGGTCAAAAGACATAGTATTATATACAAGTCGTAGTACCGGTAGCCATGGCCTTGACATAATGCAATATACTCAAAGCATTAAATCAAGCATGATGCGAACTAGGCAAGAAGTTATGAGAATTGAGAGAGCTTTAGAAACAATATATGACGACAAGTATTATGAGATCATACCGATGAAATTTTGGGATGTAATGACTATGGAAGATATTGCGGAAAGATTCGATTGTGAGGAAAGAACAATAAGGCGTAATAAAAACAGACTGGTAAATAAAATCAAGATCATGCTTTTTGGTGCTGATGCATTGAATGAAAATATCCGCTTTATGTCCGGTTCATAGCGGAAACCGTGTCCTTGTAGGGGCCTTTTACCTATGTTAGAATTTGTATGATACAAATATTATGCAATAAAAGGAAAAAGCCCCTTTATTATCGAAATACTGGAAAATAAGGGGGTTTTTGCATATGTCCAAAACAATAAAGATGAAAGAGAGAACACTTTTAATTTATAGTGAGGTAATAAAACAATACCCGGATATTTTGGAACTCCTTGGACAAAACAAAAATATTACCAATGAATTTATAGAAGGGTTACCGGAAAGACAAAAGAATTTCTTTGAAAATATGTATTTTCCTACCCTGAAAATCGCTATCGATGAATGGGAGGGTGATCTTAAAAGAATACAAGATAAGGGGCCTGATCCATCAAATTGGATGCGTTGTTCACTGGACAATGTAAAAAATAGACATATATTTTACATTGAAAATAAAATAAATAAGAATTCTCTAAATGTAGGAAGTGAGTGTATCAAACATTTTTGGGATTCTTGGAAACACGATTACAAAGGCAAAAATATAACTCAATTAAAAAAAGAAGCAACTAGAAATAGGTTATTAAGCGATTTGAATGATGTTATACCGGGAATCCATAGAATAATTGGTGAATGGAACAATAAAATCGATAACTGCGAAATAATAATACCGATGAGCTTAGAAAATCCATACTTCGAATTAGGAAACGAGGCATCCAGGTTATTGGATTATTACCTTGAGGAAAGAGTCGGTATTGACTGTTCAGAACAGTTTGGGGGCATATTGAAACGGCAGAAACAATTGATTCATGAGATTGATGATTATATTTCCGCTCATCATAACGATAAGTATATACCAACAAAGGAAATACGTTCTTGGTTAAAGATAAATGGTCAAAAGGCCATCCTCGATATGCTTAAAAAGAATGGGCGAATTACATGGGGAACAGCTCATAGAATTGAAGAACCATCCTTCATAAAGCTTATGGTTACTGAACTAAATCCCAAAATGATGGAAATTGGATTTAGAATAGATATTGATCATTACAAAAATGGATATATTTTAGAACCAGTGAACAGAGACAAGGTCCAGTTATTTTCAAAGCATTCAAAACTAATTCAATTCTGCGGATATTTATTGTTTGATGAAAAACCAATTGATGAATTTACTTTAGATAATTTGCTTAAATGTTGTTCAATTAAAGATAATGATAATATGATTTCAGTGTTACTCATACTAAACAGGATTTTGTCCCGGCATCATTATGATTTTGAGATTGAAAATTCGTATATTGAAGGCAACGAGATAATAATTCATAGCATTCTAACCGCAGAGCGTTTCATTGGTAACATTAAAGAAATTGTTGATAAATTCACGGGGCTTGCGGTAGGGAGTACGCTTATAAATGAAGATGAGTTTATAGCTTATATTGAGAATATTCCAGGGAAAAGATATTCCAAAGAGGAATTTAAAGATTATCAAGGAGTGCGCAAAGATTTTAATGCAAGATTTTAAAATAGATATATTACTATTTTGGTATATAAAAAGACCGCCTGAAATGGATGGTCTTTTTTACGATGCATAAAAACTTTGAACATTTCGCATAAAATATCATAAAGACCAATCATGAACCCGGAGTGATCAAAATATGTGTGACAGTAATACCTGTAAACAAGTTGAAGTAATAAACCCAAAGCAAAGCAAAAAAATTGTAATGGTTGATGCTTGTATAGCAGATGAGATCCAAGAATTAAACGACAAAGGTGTGTTAACTTTAGGCTGCTGTTGTGGCCATGGTAAAGCTGGGCAAATCCAGATATATCAAAATGAGTCAGGATCGTGGAAAGAAATCATTTCTCCACCTATAGCCCTTATTGATGAACAAAGCATATATTTAGCAAAAAAATTGGAATATATTCCATTCCCTTTTTATTATGCAAACGGTCAGAAATGTAATATATGGCAGATGCATCTAAAAAGTGGTTGTATTACAGAAAAAGATTGCAGGGAATGGCATCTAGTGCATGCTATCCCCTGCGTGACTTAAAGTACTAATAATTTGAGTTACCAATACACCAATAGCAATTATCAAATCCTTCATTTTTAGCCTGTTGATGGGTATCCGGATTAAAGGTTTTTACATGGCTGGTATTAATTTCATCAATTCGACATCCGGATTTTTCATTATCAAGATCGTGAACTTCATTAGTATTGGTGTTTCCGATGAAACGTTTTCCGTTAAACGGATAGGAATAACGCCTCCCCATAATATTTCCACCTCCCTTCCAAAATAAGTATAAACCTTATCGATTGCGGAGGATGTCGAAATATAGGTCAGAAGAGAGAACAATGAGCCGAAAGGCTCTTTTTTATTTGGGAAAGGAGTACATTGTCATGACAATAGGACAATACATAAAAGAGAGACAACCAATTACATACGCTAAACTTATGGCCATGATAGATAAGCCTATAGGGCTTGGTGAGATATGCGGATTGATGGCACACTCAGCGTATAAGAGAGTAGGGAGACGGTGGAGGCAAACACGAAATGGATAAAGTAAGAATAGGCGGCACAGAGTACGACATTAAAATAGTGGCCGGGCCATTATTGGTAAACAGTCGTGAATGTAAAGGTAAAATAAGCTATGACTTAGCTTTAATAGAGATGTTAGAGAGTATAGGCGATCAAGCGAAAGAAGAGACGCTATGGCATGAGATACTACACGGAATTGTCAGGGATAGAAATTTAAGCCTTGACGACGAGGAAGAAGTGGTTGAGACATTTGCCAGGGGATTACACGCTTTAGTAAAGGATAATAAATTATTGCCTGGGCAGGGTTAGGAGTTGAGAGTTATGGCTAAAAGTAAATGGCCAGATGTAAAAGAAAAATTAATACTGGTTGAAGCTTGGTGCCGTGACGGACTCACAGAGGAGCAGATTGCCGCTAAGTTAGGCATTGGAGTATCGACCCTATCTAAATATAAGGTCGAACATATGGAGATTGTAGAAGCCTTAAAAAGGGGCAAAGAAATTGCTGATGCTGAAGTCGAGAATTCGTTATATAAAAGAGCAAATGGATATAAATACGATGAGGTTACAAGAGAGCTTGTTATCGCCAGGGATCTGCACGATGAGCCGGTAAGGGATGAATACGGGGCGGTAGTCAGGGAATTAAAGGTCACCAAGGTAGTAACAAAAGAAGTGCAGCCCGACACAACAGCACAGATATTCTGGCTAAAGAATCGTAAACCGAAAGAGTGGAGAGATAAACAGGAGATGGATCTCAATGTTAAGGAAATGCCGGAGATCACTATAAAAAGGTCAGAATAAATGAAAATGTCCACTCATTAAAGACAAAAACAATAAATAGTGTCAAAAATTACGGGGGTGAGACTTAAAGTGTCCACCATAGATAGACAAAAGGGTAAAATCGAGGTTGAGGTCCTACCAATATACTTTGATTATGTCCTAGGAAAGAATTACCCCGTTGTGATACTAGTTGGTGGCCGTAACTCCGGGAAGTCGTTTTATATGGAACAACAGGCTGTAATGAACCTGAATAATAAAAAGAATTATAAGCTGCTTGTCGTTGAAGATGTTGAAACAAATATCGGCGAAGGTGTAAAAAACGGTATAGAGCAAAGAACCGGTGAATTTGGCCTGGATAATTTTTTTGGCAGCACAAAAGTACCGGCAGAGGTTACGCACAAAGTAACCGGCAATAAAGTAATATTCAAGGGCTATCACTCCGAAGCGCAGCAGAAGCAAGTAAAATCTCTTAACGAAATAACCGCTTGTTGGTACGAAGAAGGAGAAAACATAACCTATAAGCAGTTTAAGGCTTTGCGAATGCAGCTTAGGGGAGGTAACGAAGAAGATCGGCAACTATTTATAACAATGAACCCTATTATATCAGACGGCTATATCAACGAAGAATTCTTCCAAAAGCCTCCCGATAAGGTTTGTGAATGGTTTAAGGATGGCCGACCAAAAGTATTTGAGAGGATCATAAAAGTTGAAATAGAAAACGACAGCGGAGGGACAGAAATAGTCTCTCTTGTTTGTTTGGTTGTTGTTACAACATACAAAGACAATAAATACCTTACCCCGGAACAAAAGGCCGACATCGAGGAATTAAAACAAACTGATCCAGAAATGTATGAAATGCTTGGAGAAGGGAAGTTTGTAAAGCCAGCCGGAACATACTTTAAGGAGTTTACAAGAGGGATCCACGTTATCGAGCCTCACATCATACCAGAAGATCACAAGCGGTACAGAGTATTTGACTATGGTTTAGATATGCTGGCTTGTTACTGGGTGTCCGTTGATAACGAAGGGCGCGCCGAGGTCTACAAAGAGCTGTACGAAAGCGATTTAATCGTCTCTGAGGCAGCAAGGCGAATAAAAGAGGTCAACGGCAACGACAAAATTTATGAAACCATCGCACCGCCTGACATGAGAAACAAACAGAAAGACACAGGCAAGAGCTTACAAGAACTATTTTATGAAAACGGTATAAGCTTATTTATCGCCAGCAATGACCGAGTTACTGGCTGGATGAACCTTAAGGAGTGGCTAAAACCTTACGATAGGCCGAACATGGAAACAGGAGATGCAGATAAAACGTCCGATCTACGAATATGGGATAATTGCACAAACTTGATAAACTCGATATCTAAAATACAAAGGGATGAAAAGAACGCTAACGATTGCGCAACTGAGCCTCACGAATTAACCCATGCCCCTGATGCACTAAGATACTGGACGGCGGGGAGGCCGTGCCCGGCGAAACCTAAAGCGCAAGATAAACAAGTAAAGCTCATCGACAAGCTAAAACCAAAACCTAAAAGAATAATCTAACACCTTACGTGGTGTTATTTTTTACGAGGTGAAACATGGGGATAAAAGATACAGTCAGAAAAGTAGCCCAGGCAATCACGGGCAAAAGCATAGAGTTGGGCCGTATGTATGACTACTCCACAAAAGAGAGCAGAGAGGTCACAATCCCGTATCTCTATGAGTATGCCAAAACAAACCGGTCACCCCAAACGGCAAAATGGGTAATGTATGACCAGTATTACAATAACCAACATGTAGCCCAAAAAGAAATATCCGAGGCATGCAGGGAAAGAAAAATACCATACATCCCGGCAGTAATAACAGACCCCTTTATTCATGTCGAGAGTCAAATCATTCCCGATGTCCCAGACTTTGAGTTTAGCGGTAGGGATGACGACTTAGACAGCGTTAAGGCCAAACAAAGGGAGTATGTTGTCCGGTTCGTGGCTGAGAATAATAAACTTGAAAACATGAACACCGACAACGAAAGACGGTTAAATAAACTCGGTAACGCTCTATGGAAGGTTGCATTTAATTACGGCATAACCGGGCCGGGATACAATGGAGAAATCGTTATCGGCAACCCCTCACCACCAAACATCTTTCCTGACCCGTCGGCGGTAGAAGTAGATGATTGTGAATTCTTAGATTACGTTTATCCAATGCACAAGATGAAAGTAGCGAGAGAGTTTACCAAAGATTTAATCCGGTTAGGGTTATCCGTCCATGAATTAGACAGCGGAAATGATACTAAAATATTCAATTCTCAAACCCAAGACATAAATGATGATACATTAGAGATCGTCGAGCATTGGTTTAGGCAACCGGTAGAGGGCAGCGACACCAAGGAATATGGAATCGACGGCAGAACAGTAAAAAGAAAAGTATCATGGGAAGCTGGGGACATAGCCTGCTCAATCTTTATTGGCGAAAGGGAAATTCGTTATATCCCTAAGTATTGGGAAAACACCGGCAAGCAAAACAAATCATATCCGTTCGTAAAATACTGCAAAATTCCAGTAGATCAAAGCTTTTGGGATATGTCAGAGATAGCCCCGATAAAAGAACTCACAGATGCAGCTGACAGAGAGCTATCCACAACATTGCTTAATGATGCCTTTATGGGAAATGACATAATCTTGATGGAGGAGGAGGCTTTAGTTGAGGAAGTAGATGCCTTTCCGGGTGCAATATGGAGAACTAAACAAGGAAAGTCAGATGCAGTACAACGCCTTGGGGGGCTTGGAAGCTATAACGAAGGCCTTAAGGGAACAATAACTTTTATCCGAGAACTCATCCAAGAAACAGTCGGAAACTTTGATTCATCCAGCGGAAAAGAACCTGTAAGAGTGACAACGGCCTCTGGTATTGCTCAACTCAATGAAAAGGCCGATGCCAGAAAGACAATTAAAAAAGCGGACAGACTCACAGGATTTGAAAGACTATACGAATTAATAGATTGGACAGCGTTGGAATTCTATGATGATTCTCGGCTAATATTTATCGGAGCCAAAACCGAAGAGGCTAAGAAAAACTTTGGACAGACAAGAGTAGCTAATCAACCTTATCAAAATATTGACCCAACACAAGGGCCGATTTCTTTTATGTATAATGCCAATAAAATGCGGTCATTAGATATTGAACAAACAGACCTAGCGGGTGAAGCAATGTATTATTATCCCCGTATTGACGCTACAGTCCACGCTGGGGATGGAATTAAAAAGAGCAAAGCATTTACCTTGTCGGCGACTGAAAGTCTCTTAAAAATCAATATTACGCCTCAGAATTACAAGATTGTACAGGCGATGGTTGATATTATGGATCTTCCTAATCGAAAAGGAATTAAGGAAGATCTTGAAAAGCAGTTTACCCCAATGCCTCCCAATAACAATTTAGGGAATGGCGTGGTAAATAGCGAGCCTAATATTGACGATATAATGTCGCAGTTTACCCCAGAAGAAATGGAAGCGTTAAAGAATCACCCCGAGATACTTGACGGAATGTTAGGGGGTGGAATGTGAAAATGATTCATAAAGCAAGGGATTGCCCCTATTAAAGCCGCGAGGCTTATTTTATTGCCTAATCTGAGGCTGGCAACTCGGAAAGACGAGGAATTAACGGTCTGACGGGACCTTAAACACGGAAGGGAGAACCATGGCTATTGATGAAAGCGGAAATGTAACGTTCACAGCGGAAGAACAAGCAAAGGTCGATTCAATTGTCCAGGAAAGACTTGCCAGGGCAAAAGCTGAAAAGCCAGCCGACTATGACGATCTTCAAGAGATTGCAAAAGAACTGGAGGCATTTGATTTTACCGGTACTCCAGCGGAAAAAAAAGCTGCTATTAAGGCTGCCAGGGCTGAATTAACGGCACAAAAGGAACTTGAAGAGCTGCAGAAACAAGCAAAAACAGAGGGAACTTCCCCTGAACTTCTGAAAGAAATCAAGGAGTTAAAGAAGGAAATTGGAGAACTAAAGGGCGAACGCCAAGCCCAAAAACAGGCGGAGGAATCGCGCAAACAGGCCGACGAAAAAGTCAATGAGCAAATAGCAGCCATGCAGGAAAAACACTCAGATGTTGACCTGAAGGCTCTATTGGAAGATCAGAAATTCGTTAAGTTTGCCAAAGGGAAAAACCTCCCATTGGTAGAGCTGTATGAAGATTTTGTTGAGTTCGTTGGCGAAACTGAAGCGGCCACAATCGCAAAAGTAAAATCCAAAGAAGAACGTTCAACGGGGAGCGGAAAGAACAGCGGTTCACCCGGAGGTAACTACGGACTTACAGATAACCAAAAAAAATTAGCCAAAGAAAACGGCATGACTGAAAAACAGTATGCCGACTTTTTATCTCACATCAAATAAGGAGTTGATTTTTAATGTTTGAATACGCATATGATCTATCCGGCGTAACATACCCGGTAATGGGAGAACATGATATTCTTGACGCAAACGATATTAGAAAAGGCGAGTTAATTAAATTACTCGCGCCTGCTGCTTCTGTATTAGGCGGTAGAGTGACCTCATTAACCGCAACCTATACTTCGATTGCTGGAGTAGCTGCAGAAGATAAAGTTGCCAATGATGGCAAAGTAAAAATGAAAATTTATGAAAGCCCTTCGGCAGTATTTAAGGTTGATGCCATCACCACTTCGGCACTTACTGCTGGCTCTGGCTCTGGCACATGGGGATGCACCGACCTTATCTCTGGAACTACGACCGGCAGCGACGAACTGTTAAATGGCGGGAAGATCAAGATTAAAACCAAAGCAGCATCTTCCACAATGACCAAGAATGTCGGTGATGTTATCAATATTACCGCCTATGACGCAGTAAACAGCACAAACGGTATTATTACCGTAGCTGTTGGAACCCCGATCACTGGTGATGTAGCGTATCTATTCCCTCCGATTAGTGGAAAGTTCGTTCTTCCAACACCCACAGACACTGATCATAATATGGGGATTGCCATCCCTGCCGCTGGGACAGCTGCCGGAGCCTGTCTGATTGTTGTAGGCCACGACCTAGAAAACAACAAAATCTTGGTTAAAGTTGCCTCCAATGTTCACCAGTTTGCAGGCCACGCATAAACCGAGCAATTAACCTAAACGCCTTAAGGGGCGTTTTTATTATGCAAATTTTAAGGAGTGATATAACATGCTAGACGTTTTAACATGGGCTAATGATATGTATCCTGTCGTTTTAAAACGATTCCAGGATAGGTACGACAAAAGAACGGACCTTATTAAATCCGTAATCGGGTACGAAGCCCTTAAAACCTCGAACCAATACGCTGATGAAGGTATCGGTGGTTATGGGTATGTACCCGATTATAACGGCACACTCATTACCGAATTGAACCAAAAGAGAGGCTTTAAAACCATCTATACCCCGAAAGAAAAGGCCGCAAAGGCAACTGTGCATTATAAATATGCAAAGGTTGACCAATCCGGCGAAGCTAAAAAAGCGGGAAATAAGATGGCCGATTCTCTCGCTATGACTCAGGTAAGAGACTTCTATAATCTCTTTGCTAACGGATGGAATGCGGCCTATACCGGTTCAGACAGCGTTCCTTTATTTTCGGCATCACATCCGATCAATAACGAAACTGGAGCCGCAACCTATTCCAATGCTGGCACGAGTACGTTTGCAATATCGTCCATCACGGCAACTCAAACAGCAGCACAAAGATTTGTTACTTTTGACGGGCTTCCATTTGATTGCAACTATGATCTTTGTCTTATTTCCCCCGAACTTGAGCCAAAAGCTGTTGAGTTTTTCGGTAAAGAAGCAAAATTAATACCGGAATCTGCTGAGAATGGAGCAAATCCTGTTTATGGAATGAAATTTATTCCCATTAAAGGATTCACCGCAAAACAGTGGGCTGTAGCTGATTCGCTGCTCCTAAAAGAGTACATGAAGCTAGTCGAGATTACCTCGCCTATGGTTATTCCTAATAAGCCTGATAATCCCCTAATTCAGGAGTATATCGGCTATATGGACTATATCATGGGTTGGAGTGATTCAAGAATGATATACGGACATAATCCAGCGTAACAAGTGGGAGGGTTAATTCCCCTCCCTTATTCCTTTGAAGGAGTTGATAGAATGGCAACGAGATTTCCTAACGGATTTAAAGATTCAACCGGAACAAAAATTACCTCATCCCTTAGTACAGTTACTCAAACAAGCGCAGCCGGTGACGCTGATCATACCAAGATTGCCGCTGATATTGCCGCTCTAGTAGCCGCAGTAAACGCGCAAAAGACACTAATTGAAAAATTACTTTAGGGAACCTCACAGGGTTCCCTTTTACTTTGATTAACAACCCAAACAGGAGGGATAAGTCCATGTATAGCTACATCGAACCATATTCAATAAAAGATATAATCATAAATTCTTCTTTAGCGGGAACGGAAGCAACGGTTGCAATAAAATCACGCAAATTCATGCTATCTAACACCGGAGCACAGCCGATGTATTTCAAGGAAAAATCAGTCGATAATGTGGCAGCAACAGCTTCGAATGCCATGTTGGTACCTGCTAATACTGTTTTCCCGCAGGTGCTCACCGCGCAGACATTATCGCTGATTTCTAACGTAACTGGAACATCTTACGCGATTATGATTCTTGATATGTAAGGAGGATCTGAAATGCCTACAACATTCCCCACCTCAATAGATTCATTCACGAGAAAAACGGATTATATTTCAGATATCTTATCCGAAGACATAAACGATCTCCAAGATGCCACGATAGCAACGCAAACCGAATTATTAAGAGTGGCAGGAGAACTTGCAACAAATACATCAACAGCCACAAGCGCAGCAAACACAGCAAACGCAGCAAGTACAGCAGCAACAGCTGCCACGGCAGCCGTAGCAACACTTACTGAACAAGTTGAAGCACTTGACCCAGTAAAAAGTAACCAATACGGTATCAATCCGCTTTATCCGCCCGCGCCTATGGTGGCAGCTGTCGGTGACGGCATTGCAGATGATACCGCCGCATTGCAAGCAATTCTAAATACTTATGGATGGCTGGATATCCCAAGAGGAAAATACTTTAAGATCACATCCAAATTAAGTATTGTCGATAAAAGAATAACCGGCCCTGGTTGTTTAAGCGGTGGGATTATTCAATATACCGATGCCGAATCCGTAATTGGTATTGGTGGGAAATGCTATATTGCCGATTGCTATATCGGCCACGCATCTTTGCCCTCATCCCCTTATGCTTATGGATTAGAAACCGTTGCGGCGGTTGAAGACGTTTCATTTATTGGCAGACTTCTTCTCGAAAATAACTCTGACGGGATCTATAACGAAGATTTTAATATCTTCAGCGCAACGATTCAGGATATCCGCTCGACGCGGTTCACCCATTCGGGCTTTTGGTTCGGTGGTAATGGAAATACCGGTTGCTCGATAGATAACCTTTATTGTGTGAACTGGGATGACTATGGTTCTGGAACAAAACTTAGCGCGTATTGCGGAATTTATTTTGCTGGATACACCGATGGAGTTGTCGGACAAATCAATATCGAACACGGGAATTACGAGCAAGGCTTAGTAATGCCCGATTGTGAAAACTTCGTTATTAAGAGCCTGCACCTTGAGGGTTATGTCGCTGACTCCGATTATGATTCCATGATTTATGTTGGTAGCGGTAATGTACAAATCAACTCAGCAACCGCGATATTCGATACCTTCGATGCTGCAAACATAACCGATTATTCCTTTATCAAACTCGGTTATGATGCAAAAATTCGTATTGGCAGCGTAAAACATCGGGATAACACAAAAACCGGCAGCCCGACATTGCACCGTTTCTATGGGGATGGAACACAAGAAGCCGGGGCGAGCGTTTATGTAGATAATTATTCATCAGATGTCTTTACCGGCGGAGATTATTTCCCTGTAAACACACAAGCAAATCCAGTTTTGAAGAAATTGAATGACTTTGTATACTTCAGCCAATACAAAGGAAATACCGCAGTAGCTTTAGCGACCTCCGGGACGATTGCTGTTACAATGACGGACTCTGAAGTGTTTACGATAACACCGGCAGGAGCATGCACTTTCAATGCTTCGGGTGGATACGCAGGGAAAAGATGTAGCTTTATCGTAACCACAAGCGGAACAACGTCCTATACCTTAACCTGGGGAACAAACTTTAAAACTACCGGAACTCTTGCAACTGGAACAACGACAGCGAAGGTATTCGTTGTTAATTTTGTCTGCAAAGACGGAACCACTTGGGTTGAAACCGGAAGAACTGCGGCAATGTAAAGGGGAGGATATTAAATGGCCAAGTATGGACTAACGAAATACGGAGCCGATTCCCCGGGATCAACTTTATCTACCGGAAGTATGAACGGGAGCAGTCTGTTGACTGCTCTTCGTGAATTAACAGGGGAAACAATAACCTGGGATACTGCTTTGCCTTGGTTTAATGATGCCATCAGCGAACTAACCGATAAACTTAAGATTGAAGCCAAGACAACGATAACAACAACATCAGGCACAAGTAATTACCCCATACCCTCGGACTGCCTTTCTATTGTTAAATGTGATAAAACATTTACAACATGGGCGAATGAAATAAGCTTTGATTCTGACCCGGGAACCGGAACGGTAGATCTCTATTATTACCGCAAGGTAAACAAATTATCATTAGAAACAGACATTCCTACGGATATTCCCGAAAACTATCACTATGCTTTAGTGTTATTCGGCGCTATGCGGTTTAAGCAGTCGGACGAAGAAACGGAACAAGCCCAGGGATACGAAAGGCAGTTCAATAATAAAAAGTCGCTCATGATTGAGGAAATAAGAAACAAAGTAAGGCAAAAGACCGTTAAGGCGGTGTACTATGACAACTAAATCATTATACGAAGCCAAAGACCTTTCGGGGGGCCTTAACGTCGGAACAAGGCCACACTTGATCAAAGAGAATCAAGTCCAGGATTGTCAAAACGTTGATTTCCTTCCGGGAAAAGTCTCAACCTGCAAAGGGTATTCACTTTTTAATAACCGGGCCTCAGATCGAGCATATACCTTCATTAAACAGGACGGGTCAACCCAACTGGTAGAGCAGGTTGGAGATAAACTTTATATTGATGGAGTAGAAAAAAAGTCCGGGATATCCGGGTTTTTATCTTTTGAAACCTTCAAGGGGTTATTGTTCTGTATCAATGAAAATCACGCCTTTATTTGGGACGGAACATACGAGCAAGTGTGGGGAGTAGAAGCGCCTACGTCTGCATGTACGGCGACTGTAAGTGCGACAGCAGGAACACCGGCTGAACAGCGGGCCTACTATGTAACCTTTGTCAATAATAAAGGTCAAGAGAGCAATTCATCCCCTATATCAACATCTGTAACTCCAGCCAGCAAACAAGTCAATTTGACCAATATCCTGACCGGCGGGACGAACATAGTAAAGCGGAAAATATATGCCTACGCTACTTTAAGCAAGGGCGGTTCTTCTGTAACAGACTCTTGGTATGTTGGAGAAATTTCAGACAACACGACAACAACCTTTACGGATAATATCTCGGCTGAAGTGCTTGTTGTCAGTGATGTTCTAGAAATAGACAACGATCCTCCGGGTAAAGCCAAATACATCCTTCAGCATAAAAACAGGATCTTTACAGCGGTTAATTCAATGCTGTATTTTTCTAAATTAGATAGCCCAGAAGCCTTTCCTATTGATAATTATATTCTTTGCAACGACTCAGGCGATAAAATTACCGGTCTATGGCTCTTAAATGACTATATCGTAATAATCAAAGAACGTTCAGTCTTGATGCTTAAATGCGACGGAGAACCCACAGAATGGATACTCCGAACAGTCCATAACCAAAGAGGATGCCCATACCCGAACACAATTCAACTTTTGGATGACAAGATTGTTTTCTTGGGGCATGACGATTTATATGTTGTCTTCCCTTACACAGAGTATTCGACCATCCTAAAAGAAAAAAATATAGATCCAATCGGGGAAAGAGTCAAGACGTTACTTTCTGTAAGCCCTGGGGACATTCCGGTAAGTGCCGATTATGACGGCAGGTATTGGCTTAAAATCGGATCGTATATCATTATTTATGATTATCGGAGAGATAACTTCACCAAGTATGTATTCCCGAATGCCCCAAAATGGTTCCACGTTACCCCGGATTATAAACTGTACTTCAGCGTGGATGCCGGGACCATGTTATATGGAAATTCCACGACATTTAACGGGCAAATTATACAATCATATTGCATTGGCCGCGACGTAGATATGGGCCGCAGAAGCCAAAAAAAGAAAATTAAGCGGATCTATACCTACTATAAAAAACAGGCCAAGGGAGACAAAATGTATGTCCAATTCGGAACTGATGAAACCGGATATACCAATCCAATCATAATCGAATATACAGACGGCTATATGGAATGGGGTTCGGGAGAATGGGGAGAGCTATGGGGCGGATCTGACTCACCCGGTAAACAATCGAATACTTTATCTGACCAAAACAATTATTTTAGGATCAAGTTCGGTTCAACGACTGATCCTTTTGAATTTTACGGGTATGGCATAGTTTACAAACTTAAAAAGGTGAGGTGATACCATGATCTCAACTGTGACAAGACAAAACGACTTTGTCAATGGCACCCCGGCAGACGCCGAAGCAGTTGACCAAGACTTTGATGCCTTATATACAAAAGTAAATGAAATAATCTACGCTATCCTAAGTTCGGACGAAGGTCAGAGTTTGGTTGATCAAATGAATGTTCCGGAAATAGAAGGCGTCGGGACAGGATCGCTCTTAGCCATATTAAGGGGATTTAAAACCCTGATGGATTCCATTGTCTTAGGAGGACTGCCGGACAACAGTGTCACCTTAAGCAAACTCGTTACTGCTTTACAAAAGAATCTTGAGGTTATGAACAAATGTCTTGCAAACGAATTAGCCCATTTAGATCAAATTAGCCAAGAAACGCCGCAGTCTTTACCGCTCAGTAACAAAATATATGATCTTTTCGATGGCACGAATAATTATTCATCTGGAATCATTGACACGACAAAAACCTGGACAACAGCTGATATTATTTCTGGCGCGACAAGTATCACCGTAGATGATACTACGGGCTTCACCGCGAAAAAAGAGTACACAATCCAGCAATCCGATAAAAAAGAGAGCTTTATTTTAACCAGTATCACTGATAATGTCCTTACGGTCCCGGCTCTTACAAACTCTTTCGGGAAGGGAGCGGTTGTATACCGGTCAAATGCCTTATTGGATCAAGGTAAATTGCGTGCCGGTACGGTCCGAAGCAGCGTATTTCCGATTAAATTATCCGATCCTTCTTCTCTTCCTCCTGGAACCTGTAACGGCGTTGCTTTTTCGGCAGACGGTACTTACATGGCAATAGTGAGTTCTACAGCACCATATTTGGCAATTTACAAAAGATCCGGAGATACGTTTATCAAATTATCGAATCCAACCATTATGCCTGGTGCAGCGTGCTATTGCGTAGCGTTTTCACCGGATGGCAAATATTTATCCGTCGGCCACGGAAACACCTATAGGCAGACTCATTATATGTGTTCCGGCGATGACTTCACGGCGGTAACTGTTCCGACAAGCTATCCGGCAAGCGGTTATGTTTACGATATGGAATATTCCCCCGACGGAACGTATTTGGCAATGGCCTGTTCGTATACACCGTTTGTTTATATCTACAAGATCACGGACGGAGTATTCAATAAGCTTGCTAACCCAGCAACGTTACCACCCGGACAATGTAATAGTATCTCATGGTCACCCGACGGGGTATATTTGGCTTTAGCGTGTAATGTAACACCGTTCATGGCTATCTATAAGCGGTCGGAAGATACTTTTAACAAGTTGACCAACCCGGCTACAATCCCTACAGGTGCGGGCAAAGGTTGCGCATGGAGCAAAAACGGTACTTACCTGGTAATAGCACACACCACAACACCGTTTGTCTCGGCCTATAAACGGACAGGAGACATCTTTGCTAAATTGTCCAGCCCTACAGATTTACCGGCAGGGAACGGAACCGGAGTTTCATTTTCAAAAGATGGAGCGCATATGGCTGTAAGCTGTGCGATTACGCCATTTGCATCGTTATACGAGGTAGATTATTTAACAGATACTTTCACTAAAATTGTTGATCCGGTTACTGCACCGGCAGGATCATGTAATGGGGTGGTATTCGGGTTTAATGATCTTTATTTGGTTTTTGTCCATGCGACAAGCCCCTATCTGACTATCTATAAAACAGGAACCCAGGTTACAGCGGTCGATGCCCGGTATGACGTCACGCCGATAACAGCAACGGACGAAGTTGATCTGTGGCTTTATCACGAACGGGAAACTGATTTCTCGGTCGCTGCATACTTGTCTATTGTGGCTGCGGCTACTAATGAAAGCTTTTCAGAAATGACCAAAACAACCACAAATATTGACGCTGATCTTGCGGAGGGAAGATATATCGGCACAGTCGCAACAGCGGACAGTAATGTCTCGCTTAAATTGACAATTTCCCGCTTGGCAACATCAACCAAGGTACTGACAAAATTACTCGGTAATGTGGTATAAGGAGGTGGAAGCATGGCTACTATTGACAATGTAAAAAAGGCTCTTATAGCCTACAGCTCCGCTAAAAACTCCGGGAGTGTTTCAAGCAAAGGTGCATCGCAAGATAACTCAGGATTCAGTTCTCTTACGAATTATACAGGCGGTGCGGGGGTTAATTCCATTCCAAATTACACGGGTGGGGCAAATCTGGAACTTCTTTCTGAAAATTTAAACCAGAATAACTACCAAAGTACGCCAAGTGTATATGCCACTCAGAAAGATTATGATTCAAATAAGAGTAAAGACCCAAGCCTGCAACTTTACGATCCAAACAAAACTACTTTTAAAGCGGGTGACTATTTTTTAGGTGGATCTGCTGCGGTTGGATCACCAACGGATGATTATCTGAAATCCCTCGGTATACAAAGAATCTATGGTAATGACGCGCAAGGAACAGGCACTGCCTACGATAAGTACCTTGCTACTAATCAGGCTAATATGCAATTGGCCCCTCAGATAGCAGCCCTAAAAGCCAAATTAAATAGTGGTAAGAGTGAATATGACTCAACCATAAGCCAGTTAAGAGACAGCCTGTCTGGAAATGTCGCTTCGCTCAATCAAGGGATAGATGCAGCCAAGGGACAAAACCTTGTGTCAATTGCTCAAGTCAGAAGGCTTATGGATAATAACCGAGATAGAACAAATGAAAATCTAAACTCCCAAGGTCTGTTAAATTCCGGGATAAGAAACTATGAACAAAGACAAATCAATTCTCAAGAATCAGGTTCTATTCAAGATAAACAAGCAGAACTAGCTAACACCATCCAACAGATTAAAGCCAAAATAGCTGAAGCGCAGGCAGCAGAAGCTAACCAGGAACAAAGCTTACTAAATGAGTACAATACAAATTCAGGTGATTTAAACAGCCAGATAGCTACGTACCAAGCTCAGATTCCTACACTGGCAAATCAGATTTATACGGATAAACAGTCGGCGAATTCTGCTGCTGAATACCAGACGGCAAAAGATCAGCGGGAATTGGCTTTAAAAATTGCTGACTTGATGGGGTATTATGATGGGCAGCCGACAAGAGCGACAATAAATGATCAGAATGACTATGCTTTGTCCCGGTATAAAGCATATAGCTCGGGAAATTCTGGACTAAGCTTATCTGAGCAAAAATATTATGACCAAAAAGCCGGGGACCAAAATATAGCCATGGCCATACAGGGATTAGAAAATATGGCTAATGGCACCATGGACGGTAATAGGTATGGAAGATCGGATATCTTAAATTACATTGTTAATAACGCTTATGATCTTACCGCAAACGGTATTGACGTCAACGACCTGTATAATTGGGCCTCCAATAAATATACCTGGGATAGAAATTCTTCAGGAAATTGGTACGATACATCAGCAAAGGACGATCTTTCGAGCTTATTAAAGTGAGGTGTTTTGAATGGCCAGATCAGTTGAAGAAATATTTAATATGAAACCAAACCAAGGCACCTCCGTAAGTTCTACGCAAAAACCGAAGACGTTACAAGAAATATTCAGCCCACAAAAGCAAAATACACTTACCAACGGTAATAAAAATCTTCAAACACTCCAGCAGATTGATGCGAAGATCAATCCTATTAGCCAACAGAACATTAAAACAGAACGCCAAAAAGCTGAAGAGGCTATGAAAGCTAATAATACTTTGGCTAACAGGATGGCATATGCCAAGGCTGTAAATTCTGAAGTAGATCAATCTATGTCCAAATCCAAGGCGACAAATACACTGGCCGAAGGTTCAATAGCTAAGAGTATGCAGGATCAAACCCTTAAGGATTCCGTCAATGCCAAGACATCTTTCCAAAAGTTTTTAGCTAGGGAACGTGCATCCAGGAACGAAATACTAACCGGAACAACCATGCAGAAGCCCGATTCAAAACTTTCATTATTAGCCGATCTTTTAGGGACTGTCGAGGGTTTTGCCGCAGGAGGGAAAGGATCGCCAGCTTCAGCCGGTAGTATGTTGTATAAAGGTGCAGAGACAGCCGCAGAAAAAACCTTACCTTTAGCTGCTAATCTTATCGGGAAAGCATCACCAAAGGCGGCTAATCTTCTTTTGAATCCATTAGCTAAGACTGCAATTACACAGGGAGCAGCCGGGGCTGGATATGAAACAGTAAATTCACTCGCGAACAATGAAAAGATGTCCGGGAAAGACATTGCATTGGCAGCGGGAACCAATGCGTTATTACCTGTTCTTGGCAAGGGAATAGGGAAAACCGTAGGAAACCTGTCAAAGAATAAACTTCCCGAAAACACCTTTATTCCTGACGTACAGAACGCGTACAAAAATGCCAGGGTTGAAGAGTTACCAAAACCAGACTTAAAACCGAAATCCTTCAAGCTGGGAAATCCTCTGAAAGTAGATGAACTTAGGCCAAAATACGCATCTGCGAATGTCAAAAATACTACATTTACGCCGAAAGACTTGGCAAAGTATGCGGATGCTAAAATTGAAACGCCGGTGACGAACATTGAATTCAGAAAGAATGATTTACTCAGGAAAGAAACGCCCAGCATTTCTACTGGTGAATCTAATCTTACACCAAATATCATGGACTTGAAGATTGAAAGGCCAGAATCTGAAACTGTAACAATGTATGGAGAAGCAGCAAAAGCAAAGCAGCCCGGCAAGCCTATTCCTGAACCCGTCATAGCAGAGGGGTTTAAAGAACGTGGATTCGGGCGTAATGTTCGTACTGATGCGAATATGAAAGATGAAATTCGTGACAGCGTTACTAAAGATCCCTTAGTTTATGAACAGTTAGGAAACAAAAAAACATTAGAAAGCGCACAAAAAAGATTTAATGAAGGTTACGAAGTAGCATTAGAAAAATGGAATAACTCTCTGTCCTCAGACTCATTCCGCGCTGATGATATTCCCTTGGCTCGCATGTTGGCAAACGAAGCTGTAAATCGTGGAGAAATAGCCGGATCAAGGAAGATTATTGCCGATGTGTCGGAAAAACTTACTCAGGCCGGGCAATTTTCCCAGGCAGCTAGAATTTTAAGAAATGCCGAGGACCCTGGAGCCTTTAGGGTATTTGTTGACCGTCAGCTTAATAAGCTGAATCAACAGGGTAAGCAACAGTACGGCGGCAAGTGGCCAGATATCCAATTGACCGATGACGAAATCAAAATAATTAACAATTGGAATAAATCAGATTCGGCTGGACGCGAACAAATTATGGAAGATATTTATACTAGGATCCAAGATCAAATCCCGGTATCTAATCTTGAAAAATTTGACACATGGCGTAGGATTGCTATGTTGTTAAATCCTAAAACCCACATTAGAAACACCGTGGGAAACGCTATAATGTCTGTAACACGCAAGACTGCTGACACTATGGCGGCATCTTTGGAGCGTGTTGCAAGACTTCCAGAAGGGCAGAGGACTAAATCTATAGGATGGAGCAAAGACAAGAACCTTGTTAATACTGTTAATAAAGAGTGGGAATCCAATAAAACCGACTTGATGAAGTCCGGGCGCTGGGATCTTGAAAACCTAAAATTTGGAATGTTAAATAGAGATAAAAGAATCTTCAACAATAATGCACTTGATTTTTTGGATAATCTAAGCAAAGACACCTTAAATTTTGAAGACGCTGTATTTATGAAACGCGCTTATACGGACGCATTAGGCCAGTACATGAGCGCGAATAAGATGACCGCAGTAACAGACGCAGCTAAAAACTATGCACGGCGTAGAGCGTGGGAAGCCACATTCAGACAAGCTAACTGGTTATCCGATACAATCCAGGGATTAAAAAGAAAAGGCGGGATCATTGGTAAAGCGACTGATATAGCCATACCTTTTAGCAAAACACCGGCTAATATCATGCAAAGAGCAGTAGAATACTCCCCGGCAGGCTTAATCAAAGCTTTGTACTCAAAAGCAAAAGGGAAATCAGCAAATGATGTTATTGAGGACTTAGCCAAGGGCATGGTGGGCACCGGAATAGCGTCACTTGGATTTTTACTTGCAAGTATGGGATGGGCTAGAGGCGAAAAAGAATCTAGTAAAAACGCTGAAGCTATACTAAGCCAACTTGGGGAACAAGCATATTCTATCAGCACGCCTCTCGGAAGTTATACCTACGATTGGGCACAGCCCATATCCGTACCTTTTGCAATGGGCGTTGCTGTGTATGAATCATTAGAAAAATCTGCACGCAAATCAGAAGGAGAAGAGGGGCTAGATGGTTTTACAAGAGCTTTAAACGCTGCGCAAAGTGCCGTCACTACAGGAGCAGAGACAATTTTCAATCTTACGATGATGCAAAATATTCAAGACCTCTTAGGGGGTGGGTACGGCAGTGTTTCAGAATCTTTGCTATCCCTACCATCCGACTATATAAGCCAAGCCTTCCCGACATTATTTGGGCAAGGGGCGAGAACGGCAGATGATACCAAACGTAGTACGTACGACCCCAATCAATTAAAACAGATGGCAAATACATTTATTGCAAAAACACCGGTGGCCTCAAAGACATTGCAACCAAACCTTGATGTATTTGGGCGCGAACAATCTCAAAGCGGAGGATTGCCAAGAGGAATTCAACAGTTTTTAAATCCAGGATACTCAAAGAAAAAAACAAGCGATCCGGTAATATTAGAGGTTGCAAGGTTGTATAAATTAACAAAAGAAACAGATATATTACCTAAAGTTGCACCAAGAAATTTCTCATCTGGTGGTAAAAAAATAGTTCTTACGCCACAACAATTAACCAACTTTCAACGCAATATGGGGCAAAAAAATTACGATGGTATTAAAAATCTACTCGCCGATCCTCTTTATGAGAATGGAACAGAGGAAAAGAAAGTAGAACTCATGAGCAAACTTGTACGTAAAAATTATGACCTTACTAAAAACGATTTACTCAAAAAATAAGAGCAGAAGCATCAACTCTTCTGCTCTTATTCTAATTCTCTCAATTTTCTTTGCTTAGTGTAATGTTCTTCTAATTGTTTATCAATAACTTTAAACAACTCTATTGCAAATTTTAATGTTATGAAAATAATATAAACACTTAATATTATGCATAATAAGGTGTTATTGTATTCTTTTATTATGGCTATTACGGGGAAATATGTTAAAAATATTATAAATCCCAGAACTGTGTCTATACCATTTTTGTGAAAATCATAAAAATCTTTTATCTTGTCAATCATATTTCCTCACTCCAACCCCAACATAAAACCACGTATCATTACCCGTAATATAAGCTATACCAGCCAATAAGAAAGATATTCCTAAAAGAACCATAGGTTTCATACAATCACCAAGTTCATATTACCAACAATGGCAGGAAATTACAATCCTGTCTTTTTATTTGGGCCTGTCGTGATGATAGCCCCGCCAGCCTCCTTGAAAGCTTGGCCATCATAACCGAGCTTTCTTTAATTTAATATTCTGACTACTTAAAATCCATAGGGTTTACAGTTGTCAGAACCGAAAACTAAGGAGGAACAAAAATGAACGAATTTTTAACACTAGGAATCATTTCTAAAAAAGAAAGGGCACTTGTTAGTAGCCGAAAGATAGCAGAAAGATTTAATAAAGATCATGCAGAAGTATTAAAAAGAATCCATGGATATGACAGGAACGGCAAACACGTTAACGGTATACTCGATGACTTCGAACCAAGTGTAAATACACTTCGTTACTTTATTCCTTCTGAATACAAGGACTCAAAAGGCGAAACTAGAGCTGAATATTTAATTACTAGGGATGGATTTTCCATTCTCGCTATGGGGTTTAATGGCAAGGAAGCATTGAAGTGGAAAATAAAATACATCAATGCTTTCAACGCAATGGAAGATTACATCAGGGAAAAGAAATCAGCAGAGTGGCAACAAGCGAGATTGGACGGCAAACAAGTCCGCCGTGAAGAAACTGACGTAATCTTAACTAAACTTATCCCATTGGTAGAATCTCAAGGCAGCCAGAACGCCGGTAAACTGTACATGGCCTATTCTAAACTGGTCAATATGATACTGGGGATAGAATCCGGACAGCGTGAAAACTTGCCCTTGTCTTACATCGAAGCGATTAAGTTCCTCGAAAGAGCCATAGAAAATATTATATCCCTGGAAGTGGAAAAGGGAACCCATTACAAAGAAATCTATCAAGTATGTAAAGCGAAATGCCAGATCATCAAAGACTTGGCATTTTTGCCATCATTAAAACTTATTTCATAAGGGAGGCGAGAACCATTGGAAAAAGAATATAGTTTCAGCGCAATTGTGGCTACGGTCGGAACATTCATAAGCTACTGGCTGGGAGGGTGGGATGTAGCATTGCGCGTGCTTATTGCTTTTATGGTTATCGATTACATTACGGGGTTCCTGGGGGCAGTAAAGACACATAAGGTTGACAGCGAGGTTATGTTCTGGGGTGGAATCAGAAAAGGGATCATAATTATGGTCATAGCAATTGCCGTCATGCTAGATCAGTTGCTGGGAAACGATGAGCCGATCTTCCGGATGATGGCTCTTTATTTCTATATTGCCAGGGAAGGAATATCAATAACTGAAAATCTCGGTATTCTTAGGGTGCCGTTACCGCCGCCGATCAAAAAGGTGTTAGCCCAACTACAGGAGAAAGGAGGGGAATAGGCTATGGCTATGCCAGTTAAAAATGCTAAAATAACAAACTGCTACAAGGACCCACTGTGCAAAATCAAATACACCAAAGGTTATCATACCGGAGTTGATTTCATCGGCGCAGACGGTCAATACGTCCCTGTATGCGCCTTTAGAGATGCATCCGTGCTTAAAGTCGGTTGGGACCCGGCAGGATGGGGTAATTATATCATCCTGAGATATGCTGGAAAATACGACGTGGTCCATGCTCACTTATCGAAAGTTCTCGTCAGTCAGGGCGCAGCAGTCAAGGAAGGTCAGCAGATCGGAGTCATGGGGACTACCGGCAACAGTACCGGCGTACATCTGCATTTTGAAGTCAGAGTTGCTCCATGGACTAATCGCAATGACATCAACGCATCTAATTTCTTAGGGATACTTAATCAGCGCGGACCGGTCCAGGATAAACCGATCATGATACCGGAAGTTATTTTTAGTAGCCCTGGTGATGATGAAATGGCTGCTGCTTACCTCGCGCGATTTTTAAAGGCCGAGAGAAGGGCGCTGACGGCTCCGGGCGATCTCGCCAATGTAGAACATGCCTATGTTATAGGCAGCCCTGTCAAGCCGATCCAGAACACTACAAACATCGTAGGTACAGACCGGTTTGATACGGCAAGGAAAACTTTAGAGCTGTGTAAATAAGCCGCCTGAGAGCGGTATTTTTTATGGAGGTATATCATGGATACTCAAGCCTTAATTCAAGCTCTATTAAACGAGCTATTACAGATTGTCATTACTATTGTCATTCCTTTTGTCGGTGCTTATTTGGTATCGCTAATTAAAAAGCATTTGACCGCAAAGCAGATTGAAATCGCTAAGAACATTGCCGGTATTGCGGTTAAATTTGCCCAGCAAAGCGGACTCGCAAACGCCGACAAATTCCAGCTCGCGTTTAACACCGTTAAAAGTATGGCGTCACAGCATGGGATTAAGCTGACGGATGAGCAATGGACATCATTGGTTGAAGCAGCTGTAAACGAATTTAAGAAAGATTGGAATACGGTAACACGTACCGAATCTGTAACACCCACACCAGAAATAACAATGTAATGTGAAAAGGCCCCGAGGGAGAGATCCTTCGGGGCTTTTTTGCCGCATTTTTCTAAAGATCAAAGATTTTATTAATATTTTTAAAAAATATGTTGACTAACCAGTGGTATAAAGCATATATTTATAGTACAAAATAAATAATAAGTTCAGTAAAGAACTAGTTTCCTTTTTATCGGAGATTACTCCGGTCACGAAAACGGCCCTACGAAATGGGGCTGTTTTTATTTTGTAAAAAGTTAGAAATTAAGCTAAAATATTGGTATAGATTAGGAGGGGTGTAAAGAAAATGTCTTTTGCATACGCGCAGAATAATGTTGTTGGATTATACGGGGATAAATTAGGATGGGTTAATGTCGTTGATCTTAAGAAAAAGTTTTATCAGCTCACAGTAAATGAAAAATATGATCAGATTATCCTTGATCTTAGTAAAGTGAGATTGATTTATCCAAATGGAGTAGTTCCTTTGATAGCGGAGATGGATAGACTAAAGAATACAAGAGGTACTGTAATTCAAGTAATTCCACCTAAAGATAGAGAAACAACTGGATATGCCGAAAGACTGGGCTGGCTACACTACTTAGATCCGGAAAAATATGATTTTCCACATGGTAATAGGTATCAAAATTTTGCGTTACATTCTTTCAGAAATGATGAGGAACTAAATGAGGTAATAAATGGCGCAATAGGAGTTTGTTTACAACAATTAGTTTTTGCAGACGGAGTACCTCAAGCTTTTGAATGGGCCTTAAATGAAATAGCTGGAAATATTTTGGTTCATGCAGGGGTAAAGGTTGGATGGCTTCAAGTGCTAATAAATAAAGATAGACATATGATGTCAATAATTGTGTGTGATTCAGGAGTCGGAATCCCGCATAATATGAAAAAAGTTTTTCCAGAAATTGAGTCAGATAGGTTTTTAATAGAACACTCTATTAAAAAGGGGATAACTAGTAATCCAGCGAATGGTCAGGGAAATGGACTTGCAGGTACTGTAGCAATTGCACAAGCTAGTGAAAGTTCTTTAAGTATATATTCAGGTAAAGGCACTGTGTATGTAAACGGTGGAAGAATAAAATCACAAAGGCATTTTCCGCCGACTTACGGTACCATGGTAGATTTACAGTTTAATACTGAAAAACCAATTGATTTACCGAAAGCATTATGGGGGCATAACCCAATAAATATTTTTGAAACTATGTATGAAGATGAAAAGGGCGATTTAGTTTTTAATCTCCATGATTATGCTTCCAATTTTGGAAATCGTCCAACTGGAGAACGGATTAGGAATCTCGTCATAAATCTAATGAAACAAAATCCTGGATTTGCTGTCAGTATTAACATGTCAGAAGTTGGAGTTCTCTCATCGTCATTTGCGGACGAGCTTTTTGGGAAATTGGCTGTAAAATTTGGAATACTGGACTTTTCTAGATTCGTCAAACTTATTCAAGTAAATCCACTATGCAAAAATATTATTGATGTTGCTATTAATCAAAGGATTGCACAGAGTTTTGACCCTGGCCAAATTACTATGGTAAAAGACTTTTCTTAA